CTTTCACGCCCTCCCAGAGTTCCAGAATTTGCTATATGTCGGTTTGGTATTCATATCAAACCGACATATAGCAAATTCTGGAACTCTGGGAGGGCGTGAAAGTCCAAGACCAGAATATTCATCCGCATCGAAGTAGTCAATACTTGGATCAGGGCAAAAGATGAAAGGAAGGTGTCCACCCATTGTATACCGAAGTACATCTGAAAAGAAATTATCTTGTGCAGGAAGTTCAGCCTGAATATTTGTATCTGTATCAGATGACCATTCATATCCTGTATAATTATACGGCTCAAGGTTTTTGTCCGAAACGAAAGAAAACGATAAATCCCAAGTTCTGCGTGAGCTTGATTGATATGGTTTAGAATACGTAGCGGCAGGGTTAGGGTTAAAGAGTTCCCACGCTTCCAAGTCGCCCCATTTCGGGCTTTTGTAATAAGACGCATTACTTAAAGTACTTCCCCCTTTGGTTGTGATTTGCTTTATACCTTCGTAGGAATGGGACATTGTTAGGGAAAGGTCAGGGCTGTGCGGCATATCGTAATATTTGCCCATAAATATACTTCCAATCTTTAAACTTTTTTGACCAGTAGAACCATATGTTTGATAGAATTGAACTGAGGAATAGCCTGTATAATCCTCAACTGATGGTGCTGATATTTCACAAATAGAAAACCCATCTAATGATGGCTGTAAGAACTCAGAATGAGATGTTCCGTCTGGAAGAATCATTGCTCCATTCTCTCCATTGGCAATTTCATCTAACCCATGCCCTCCGTTCCAACCGTATGCCGGAGGATCAAAATAAGTATTATAATAATGCCTCATTCCCATAACTTGTTCATTTAGATTATGCCCTAATAAAGCAATATAATTTGGCACATCGTTGCCTGTTCTGTTAACTCTTGTAAATCTAACAGTTAGTGCTGCACTATCGGCAAAGGGAATTGTTGTAGTACTTGAAGGGTTGCCATCAAAAATAGATGCCCACGTTTGATTTGGGTTATCGCCTGAGTCGTAAACTCTAAACTCCCCCCCTTGCTGACTATAAGTCAAATCATTTATATAAAATCGTGGTGTGCCTACATTTTGATAACCCATTAGTAACCCCTTCTAAAGTTTTGCCATTTACCAAGATAATCCCAATCGTTTTTCATAAGTTCCCACAAATGGACATTTTCAATATTTATTGTTGCATTGATAATATTCAAATCCCAATCAATAGCCTTTACTTTTAAAATCTTCATTTTTCCGTAATATGTAAATAAGGTTTCATCTGTAAATATCTTATCATAATCATTCCAGATGAGAATTTTTCTTGAGCCTTTTTTATGTTGCAATCCAGTTGAAATAATTGGATTTCCTGTATAATAAATTTCCAAACCACATACCCCATCAGATTCCAGCCTTACGTTACCATCACCATACCATACTTTTGCCCTTGTAAGCATCAATAACCGCTTCCTGTGGTAGTTGTGGCGGTTGTGGTAGCTATTATTTTAATATTTGTATCTACCCCTTCAACATTCTTAATTCTATGGATGAAGTCTTTTAAGGTTATTTTCCCATCTCCGTCAGCATCGTAAATATTCTCACGATATTTTGAGAGTTTCTTCCCTACAAGATGGTCTGCCATTTGTTCAATGGTATTGCCATCAATCTTAATTGACCTGACTTTATTGTCAAATGTTGGTATTTTTATAATCATCAAATCGAAGGTTGGTCAGGTTCTCGTGCAAAAAGCTGAAAAATCCTTCTCGCTTCATGCCCATAGAGATTCAGTCCAGTATCAGCATTATATAAACGTCCAAATAGCCTTGAAACTTCAGCAGCCTGAGTCATATTGAATATTATAGTATCTCCTCCCGATGATGTACGCTGAATAGGGACAGATTCTGGAGATACAGGAATAATGTTATTTGCTCCTGTCCCACCATATGTAACCCCATCGTATGATACAGTTAATTCATCATATGATTCAGATGCTCCTTGCCCTAAATTTAATTCTAATCTCCAATTATGGTTTGTTATTATTTGCATAGAAAAACTTCCGCTATCTGGGCTATCTCCATAACCAAGTGAAACATACCAATAATCCCCATGTTCCCAAAGATAAATCAAAAAATCGTCTATAGGGTCTAAACTTCCATCTGGGGAAGAAAGAAAAATACCACAATCTCCATCATAATTTATTAAAGTTCCCTCGGGATAACCATAATCTATATCAGTAACACGAATTGAATGATTTACAACGTTAGAAGGATTCCCTTCTGGGTCTGTTACCTGAAGTGAAACAGGATAGGTTGCCCCCTCGGGTGTTGATTGTGCTGGTGCTGTGAAGGTTGGCTTTTCAGGGTCTTGTAGGTCTAATACTATATTATCCGATATATCCCAATAATAATCAAGTCCCCCTCCTTCAGGGTCAAAACTATTGCTTCCATCAAGTGTTACCAAAGTCAATTCTGGAATTGATGTTGGTGCAGAGATTACTGCAATCGGGGCAACGTTTGTTAAATTGGTTGTCAAATTGTGCAGTTGAATCAAGTCCAATGTAACACTATCAAGGGATTTTGAAACCCCCATCACCATCCAGTACGGAAGGATTTCCTGACCGTTGCGAATTACAGGGGGATTATTTTGTCTGTATTCCAATGAATAATCTTCTCCATAAGCCTTTCTACCGTTTAAAAGAGTTGGAAAAGTGGTTATGTCCCCCACCTCTGCAAATAAATAAGACAAAGGAAGTTTAACTTTACAAGTATTATGTTGATTACAATACCAAGCCAAAAGGAATTGTTGTAGTTTGACTATTGTTTCCTCATAAGGACTTGGCGTACCTTGATGCCGAATATATTTCACCTCAATAGGATCATCTCCCTGCTCACCTTCAATCCCATAATATGAATTATCATAACCAGAACCAGCATCTTCAAAATAATCGGAAGCAGTCTGTTCAATACCAAGCGATTCTGTGGATTTCACAAATTCATCCGTAGCGTAATCATAATGGTAAAGAAGGATTACTTTGGTTTTTATATCTTCAATCTTGGTTCTGTCGAATTTATACGAAATTACATCCGAATCTTTTATCTGGAAATCCGCATCGCCACTTTCATAAACATCCTTCAGGGAGTTAAAAGAAAGTTTATCACCTTTAAAAAATGGGAATAGCCTTGATTCTTTGGCGATATTCTCAACCAGCTTCTTGCTGTTGATTTTCTTATGAACTGAGAACGCCATCTCCCAGCCTTCATGATTATCTCTTGCCCTTCCTAATCCAGTTAGCCCATTCGTTTCTGTTGTATCAATAACATCATGCCCTTTTTCAAGTTCCTCACCAACTATGTGATGGATTATGTCTGGTGGCTTAACAATCATTCGTAAGCCCCATTATTCCTGCCATTGACAGTTGCATAATAACCATATTTTAATATATCGTCTAATAATACATAATGCTCTACATAAAGATCAATAACCTCTAACTGGGCGACACAAATCCCCTTTTGATATCCATCATCTGTCGCAGTAGGAAGCCATCTGAAATAAAAGAGCAATTCTGATACATTTTGAACATCAAGACCTTCGCTTACGTAGTTATCTCCCGGTAAACTGCCTTGAGGAGAAGAAGCGGTATAGTTAGGGTCAATATTATTAAAGGTAGGCTGAGCGTCAAATATGAAATCCGGGTTTGCTTCAGTTCCATCTGTTTGGTTTTGGAAATCCTCCAAATAATCATAATCACCAACTGTGTTTCCCCCAAGCCTTATTCTGAAATCGCCTTTAGAACCATACCAGTTAGTTTTATTATAAGATGATGCTTTGAATATTGCTCTAATTTTTCCTACATGATCGCTATAACTGGAACTACTTAAAACAGGCATTGTCATTACACACCCTACAATCCCAGCTTCAAGAATTAAATCAGGACTCGCAGGTCTGTCCCATGTAATATCTGAGCTCCCTTCTGGATCGGCTAAACTTTGCCCACCCCAATCGATACCGAGATCTTCTACAAAACACGTTCCGTAGATGCGAAATAATCCCTCATCTTCTGTATAAACTGCTGTGGTTTCTGGAATTGTTGAGTAATAAGCATCATAGGCTACAAAATCGCCAATACCTTTTGATTTTAATCCTGTTAATGGTTTTACAACAGATGGGCTAACTTTTTCAAATCCTATAATATGGTTATCAGCGATGGCATTGGTAGGAATGGCATCATCATCATTGTCCCCATCACTATCTTCATAGCTTGGAAGCAAAGTAATTATATTGTCCAAAACTGAATACTGTTCTCCATCCCCATACAATGGATTTTCATCTTCATCTTTAAAAACAGAACCGACTTCTGTTTTTCTGATATTAATATAAGCATCGTTATATAAATACAACGGATCATTCTCTGGCAAAACTACTGTATCATCGCTATCTGTATATATATTGATTTCATCAAAGGACGTTAATTCTTCGCCAAGAGATGATATTTCAGCTATAACACAAGGGCTTTTGTCAACATATCCATAGACCATAGGGTAGGGTTTATTTCTGTATTTATCTGGTATTGTAACCCCATCCCCCAACCTTGCAACAGGCACATCCTTATGTAAATCTTTTTGTGAGGAATCTTCCAACTGAAGTGTACATTTTTCATCATCATGTGAAACACGTCTGATAATTGCATTGTAAATATTCAAACAGTCATCAATCGTAGTCCCAGATTGGCTTTTCCAGTATATATCCACCCTTGCATTAATAATGTAATTGCCATCAGAATCTATTAGCGAATCCGAAAAGACACTTCCACCTACTTCATAATTACTGACGGAAATTGTACAGTTGGAAATCTTGTACTTGCGATTTTCAAAATCCATTGATTCTTTAACAGAAGGAATATTTAAAAGAATTGGATTATAATAATTACCATCAAAGTTTATGCTTCCAGTTGATATATAGATTTTATCCCCATTTAATTGAGTAATCTGAACCAATGTGGTTAGATTAAGATTCTGTCCTTGAATATCGCTTTCAAAGTTTGGCGGTAGGGATATCATGAAATACCTATGTCAGCCCCACGCCTGATAGCTTCTTTGATTTGTGGAATTATCGTTTGTTCCGTATAATCTTCACTCATCACCGGGGAATTGAATGTTATATTTACCCCACCAGCACTAAATCCCGGATCACCGCCTAAAGGCTCAACAGTTACCCTTTCCCTACCAGAAGGATTATCACCAACAACAATAGCTTCAGCACCGCTTGTTACAAATTGACCACCCTGGGCAAAAGAAGTAGGGGCTTTTACTTGTGCAAAAGCAGCACTCATTAATTCATTTACAGCACCACCAGCCCCCGCAGCTAAAATTAAATTAAAAGGAAATGGAACGGATTTAAAAATACCCGCCAAATGTGCAGCCATCGCTTCCATAATTAATGACCTTATTGTTCCTTCTACCCCAGATTGAAAGGTTGAAGCACTTTTCATAGCATTGGCGATATCTTTATTTGTCAGCTTTTTCTTTACCCCAAAGAATTGTTCTGTGGCGGATAATTCCGCTGCTAATCTTTTCTTTCTATCATCAGAAAGTTTTTGATGTATCTGTGCGTTGGTTTCCCTTTGTGCTGCTATTTCTTTTTCTGTGAGTGCTATATCCCCAAGCATCTCAGGCTCATCACTTTCATCTTGTAATGCTGCTAAATTTTTCATTTCTTCTTGCATTTCTTTATTTTTATCAAGAATAGCCTGTGTTGCAGCAAGTTCTTGTCTTTTTTGTTCGCCAAATCCGCTTTTCATTCTTTCAAACTCAAGTTGTTCTTCCAAATCAATCAGTTCTTCCTTTTTTTCTGCTAATAAAACAGAACCAGCAACACTTCCATCATCGAAAATTGCCATAGCTTTTTTGGTTTCTATCATTTTTGCTTCAAGCACTAAAATACGTTTATCT